ATGGTGGCAATCGGACCCTGCCCGATGGACCGATCGATCGGTGCCGCATCCCCTTCTTCCGTGTCGTTAAAGGAGGTGTAATCGTCGGAGCCGGAACCCCAGATCCGGTCGTTGCCCGCCCACCACAGCCGCCCCTCATGGAGCTTGACGCACGTCGGCCAGCCGCGCCGGTCGGACCATGCGCCCTCTCGCCAATCGAACGTGGCCGTTGAGTTCGAGAAGGCGTCGAGAACTTCCACGTCAACCGACGTGCTGGAGTTGAACGTCAGAACCCGCGCAACGCCCGTGCCAGAACCGCCGGGAAACGACAGCGAGATCACCGCCGTGCCCGACGTGTACTGCGCAGGCTTGAACCCAATGCGATACCAGACAATTGAGTTGTCGAGCGTGTCGTCGTAACTCTGGGTCGTGTTGCCGGTCCACGTCGTCACGTCGCTGAAGCCGGTCGTGGCGCTATCGAACGACCGCTGCATGGTCAGCGTGCCCGACCATGTCCCGGCGATCGAGATGGCAAACACACGCCCTGCATCCACGCCATTGACGCGGATCGTGCTTGTATACGTATCCGCTGCCGAAAGGCTGGCAGAGGCAACCTGGCCCGTGTGCGTCAGTTCGAATAGCCCGCCGACATGCGTGGACTTGAACAGCGGGCGGCTTGCCGTCAGCGTCGTATTGCCCGACAGCGCCCCTGGCGTCAGGCTGATGGACGTATCGACGTTGAAGTTAAACGGCCCGTCATCCGCCTTGTACTCGACGAAGGACCAAGAGTAGGTGCCGCGCCGCTCGATCTTGCGCTGCTGATGTCCGGTGCAGGCAAGGTAGACGACATCCGCCGACTGGTCAGACCGCAGCAGAGTCAGGTCGCTTTCATCGTAGGGCGTCGTCAGGACCATGACGCCCGCAGCCTCAACGGTGCAGGACGACACGATCTTGTTCAGCGCCGACAGACCCTCAAACTGCACGTAGAACGCAGTCGTCGGGGTGAAGGAGAGGCTATGCGTTCCGGTGTCCAGCGTGGTCGTCGTCAGGTACTCATCGCCGCCCGACGTGGACCCGATGCGAAACCGGACAGGACCGCGCTCGACGACAACGCGCATGGCATGGAGAATGCCGCCATTGCCGATGCCCAGCGTGCCAAGCTGCGTGGCCGTGGCCGTGCCGCCGGTCGTACCCAGGTTCAGCGTCAGCTTGTTCGACGAGATCGTGGACGACCCGCCGCCGGATGACGCCAGCGTCCATGACGGGGCCGACGTGAAGTCCTGCACGGACGAGGTGACGTTCGCGCGCGTGACCGGGGTATCTCCGACCAGAACACGCAGGGCACCCGCCGTGAATTCCAGCGCCGCATAGTCCGTGCTGGAAAAGATAAACGGGATAACCCGCGCCTTCGTGTCGTTGTAGGTGCTCGCCTTGTAGCCCAAGCCGGGACGCATCATCATGGGGCCGAGCGTGCGCGGCATCCAGTTTGTCTGCGTCTCTGCACTCAACCGGAGGCGGTCAACGTCCGTGCGCGCAAGCGCAAGAACGGAAACCGTGCCGCGATTGAAGGCGTGCTGGGCGACGTTTTGCTTCGCCATCAGCTAAAGCGTCCGTTCCAACGGGAGCGAGTACGCAGCCCGCCGTCACGCGAGCGAACCCACGTTCCCTCCGGCATCCGCCCGGCAGGCTCGTTCATCGCATCGGACGCCCGTGCCCGCATCCGCTCACGCCGCAGTCGCTTGTCGAGCATGTCCCACTTCTCGGACGAGCCCGTCACGTTCAACACGACAGCATGGGCCAGCGCCGTCTCCACGAACGTCGTGAAGGATCGCGGCCAATGCGAGACGTTCAATCCTGCGTCGGTGTCGCTGGACACGTAACGCAGATACAGAGGCTCGATGTCGCAGAACAAGTACGACCCCTCGTCGTTGTAGTCATCGAGGGGCGTGCCGAACCGCTCGTCTGCGGAGATGTTGAAAGTTCGGACCCAGTCGGTCGGCTTCTCATACGCATACGAATAGCCGAACTCTGGCGTTGCATCCGTGGACGGCTCAAGTTCCACCGTCCTCATCGCAAAGTTCCAGTAGCCAGCCTCAAGGCAGTTGGCGACGACATCGTCATAGGCGTCGTCGAGTTCGCGACGGGACGCGCGGTCTTCCGTCAGGGAGGACAGGCGTCGTTCGCCCAGCGCCCGTAGAGCGCCCGAGTAGATCGAAAGTTTCGACGCCATGTCTCAGCCCTTAGAAGGCGTTGCGAAGCTTGGCGAGTTCAACCATCGCCTCGGCTTCCGTCTGGAACTTCTCAGCAATCACGTTCTCGCCGCGCATCACGCAGTAGCGAGCATGGGGACCGCGATACTTCACGCTCAGGGGCGATGCGGGCGAAGCGACTTCCGACGCAGGAGCCAGGTCAACCTTCCGCAGAAGTACGACCTTGGCCGAAAGCCGATGGGCCGCAACCACGTAGAGTTCCGCGAACCACGTCGTGTCTTCCGCATGGACTTCGATGATGTCCCCGATCCGCAGCTTGCGACCAACATGCGACCAGAAGTCAGGCTCGAACATCCGCTCATACGGAGTGGACGGGTCAAACGTCACCGACCAGCGGTTCGTCGCGTAGGACGCCAGCGAGAAACGCGCTTCCGGCAGCATCTTCGGCATCGGCCGAGGTGCAACGGCAAGCGGCTTTGCGACGGCAGAGATGTCAGCGATAGTGGCAGTTTCAGCCATAAGTCACCCGTGTTGGAGTCAAAGAAAAAGGCCCCGAAGGGCCTTTGGTTATTCGGGCCGGTTGAACTTTCGCCGGTTGGCTGTTCGTTCCAGCGGTCGAATGTTCGATAGCGCCCACGCCTCTCTGAAGAGCGGGCAGTCAAGCGTCTCGTATCGGAACGACGATAGTGGCTTGATGTGGTCTAATTCCCAATATGGACCCCAGTTGCCCCACGTCATTTCTGGTGTGAACTGCGCTTCAATGTGTGCGTGCAGTTCCGCCCACGTGTAGCCAAGGTACGCATTGTACTTGCTCACGCCCGTCCCACCTTTTCGGAGGGCCTGACGTAATGATCCAAAGATCCTCATTGTGATGTTGCCCCACGGCGTTGCTCTTAGCCGTGCTGCGTTCTTGCGTGCTAGAGCGCGAGCGTGATCTAGGTTCCGCTCTCGCCACTCTTGCGTTTTTGCCGAGACCCTTTCGCGGTTCTTCCTTTGCCACTCAAGAACTAGTTCTCGCTGCCGATCCGCGTTGGCTTCACGCCAAGCCGCGTTTTTCGCAAGTTTGTCTTCGCGGTTCTTGGCATACCACTCGCGCCCGCGTTCCTTTTGGCGTTCAATTTCTTCAGGAGTCCGCTCCTTCCTGCGCCGGGGCGGAGGAGGAAGGCCAAGCGCCTTGCGTTTTGCGCGGGCGGCGCGGGCAAACTCTCGCTGATACTTTCGACGCTTTTCGATGTCTTCCACGTAAACCTCCTGTGGCTGGGCGAACCATACCACAGGAGGGGTAGTGCGTCTATGCCGAGGACTTAGTGAGCCCTTAATCCCCGGTTGTTGCCGAGCCTACGGTCGTACCCAGAGCAACGTCCGCTGCTCCACCCGCCGTGACAGATTCAACACGATGCAGCGTGGTCAACGGGGTTGCCGTATCGACCACAAACATCGTGTCAGAAACGGACAGCCCAAGGGCTGAACCATTTGTAAAGAAGTCGTTAGCATCCACGGCACCAGCGGCGTCAGCCGCAGTGACATACATCCAGATCTTGCCGTAGCCGCCAATGCCCTGAGAAACAAGCATCGGAGGAGCAGAGGTCGAATAAGCCATGATGGCTCTCCTTTCAGGTTAGAGATTAGGTGGCAGCGTAGCCGGAGCCGTCGTGCGTGATCTTGACCACGCCCGTGTTCTGGAGAAGCTTCGAACCCATGAACACGCTGCAACGCGCGTAGGAGTAGTTCTGCTCCTCGTCCACACCGACCTTCATATCCATCTCGCCGACGTTGACCGCCTGACCGATGGCATCACGATGGTAGATGTAGCAAAGCTCCGCAGCGCCACCAGCACCCGACAGGTTCGGGTGCATGATCCAGTTGATGCCAGCCCAGCGACGGAACTGACGGATCGGACCGGAGAAGGGCTTCACCTCGACGTAGTCAGCCGAAGCGAACTCCTTGGTCTGCATCAGGTAGGCGTAGCCAGCCGGCGAGATGACGCCGAACATCTTGTCCTCTTCCGAGATCGGAACGTCGGCGTTGCCGAGAATGGCGACCGCGTGCATGACCTTGGAGAGCGACAGGGTGGCAGCAGCGCCCGCGTCCTGCGTACCATTCGCAAGCTCGGCCAGGATGTCCTGGTCCATCTTGCGGTTGATCACGCCCATCGTGGTTTCCTGCATGATGCGACGACCGTCGCCCTGCGAGGCAAACAGGTTGAAGCCCGTGCGCTGGACCAGATCGTGCCACTCGACCAAGGTCGCGGTGTACTGGTTCAGGTCGTCGTTGCGGGCCGGGATGAGGCCGTTGACGCCACGGGTGACGGCAGTGGCCGAACCCGAGCCGGCGACGAGGAAGGTCGCCTGGTTGCCCTTCACGACCGCTTCGCGGGTGACGGAGGCGGAAAGCAGAGACTGGCGCTGTTCGAAGGCGGAGATGAACTCCTGCCGATACTGAATCTGAAATGCCGTTGCGGGCATGGGATCACCTATGATGTTGAGGGGTTTGGGAAGTGACCGCCGACATCAGGTTGCCCATGCAGCCGCGTTCACGGGTTGCCCTGTTGAGGGGCCGCTCCGCGTTGCTTGGGGCTTCAGCGTTGGTCGAAGTAGTCGGGTGCGCGGGAACCGGGGCCTTACGGGTTGTCCGGTAGAAGCGCGGTGTTAGGCAGCGCGTCCCTGCATTGAGGACTTGGCCTGTAGAAGCTGGGAATATTCGCGCTGCATCTCGGCATCATTCCAATACCGACGCTGGTCGGTTTTCATGATGCCTTCGATCTCTTGGATACGAGCCTCGCCGGCCTTCATCGGATCAGCCGATCCGGCAGGCACGAGCGTACTCATAGGATTAATTGTCCTGACCATGGACGACAGCCAGCGCAGAACTTCGGGATGGTCGCCCAGAAGCTTGCCGTCTGCCGTGCGGGAGTTGAACAGAACATCGCTCAACCCTGCCGGCGCGGACGCCTCAAGGAAGTTGGCGATACCCTTGACCTCTGCCCGGTACTGCGCGCCCCATTCGGCACGAAGCTGGTCTTCAGCCTGCGCGCGGAATGCCTTGTCGTTCTCAACAAGCTGCGCGGCGTTGGCATCGACTTCGTTGTAGTACCAGGACAGCGTCTTGTTGAACTGTTCGGGCGTCATGCCCAGTTCGTGCGCGGTCTTCTGGAACCCTGCGATCAGTGGTGCGTCAGCCTCGCCGGGGATCATCCCGTTCGGAAGCTGCGGCTTATAGCCTTCCGGGCTTTCAGGCAGGCCGTTCTCGGCGCGCCATGTGGCAATTTCTTCCGGCGTGGCGTCGGGCTTGAGTCCCTGCTTCAACTGGCCGGAACTGATCTTTGCCTCAAGCGCGCGGTATGCCTTCCAGACATCAGCCGGGGAACCCATGCGCTGGAGGCGCGCAAGCTCCTTGGCATCCTCGCCAGCCACCTTCGAACGCCAGTCATCCGGCCAATCCGCAGGGGCCACGACGGGCTTGTCTGCGGGATCGCTTCCGAGGAGCGTGCCGGTAGGCTGCGCATCAGCAACTTGCCCAACTTGCCCAACTTGCCCATTGACATTCGCGTCAGGTGCAGAAACGACAACGGCCCCGTCAGGGGCCGCTTGGGTGGCTTCGGTCGTGGCGTCCGTAAGGGCTTCAGACATTCTTCGCCTTCTCGATAAGGGTGGCCGGGAGGTTCAGGAGCTTCACCACTTGAAGCCCGACGTGCCGGGAACCCTGTGCAAAGTCGGAAGCGTCATGCTGTCCGACGTAAAAGGTGGGGGCGTAGGTGCCCGCCGACCGGATGATCCAGTCGAGAGCGCGCTTCTGTTGACCTTCGTTGGCAATGCCCTTGGCAAGTGCCTGAAGGGCGTAGGCGTCTGCCGGTTCCCACTCGTAGGGATGCCACGGCTGATGCGTAGGGACAGGCTTGCGGGCCATTCAGCGTTTCACCCAAGTTCCGGCAACGTCGAGGCTTGCGGTGATGGGAAACCCGCATCCGCCTGCCAGTTGGTCCATGTTCTGATTGAGCCTTGTCGTCACGTACCCGGTGTAGGTTCCGACAGGCTGCTTGACCCGTTTCACGATGACCGGCCGAACGGGGCGACCGGACGGATGCTGCTTCACACCATGCCCGCTTGCGCGAGGGACTGACCGGCCTGACCGACCTGATTGGCGATCTCGGCACCCTGCGCAATCTGCGAGGTCATCATCTCTTCCTGCTGCGCCTGCTGCGCCGCATCGACAATGGCC